AATATAGATTTGAATGTAAAAAGGGTGTCGCCGCAGGATGAATTGTTAGAAGCACATAAAGAAGCTGAAAGATTAGGATATGGTAAAAACAAAAGAAGTAATAAAAAAACCAGTAGCAAATGAATCACAGAAAGCTGCCTATGATCTAATCGAGATTTACAGGGATGATCCGGCTTTTTATATTGAATCTAAGCTGGGGCTGAGGCTGTGGTCGGGAATGCGATATGTGATCGAAACTGTTTGGAATAATAAAAGAACAACAGTAAGGGCCTGTCATGGTATTTCGAAAACGAAAGTGGCTTCTGCCTTAGCGGTTACATACCTTAATCTTTATGATGATGCGATAGTGGTAACTACGGCGCCGACTAATCGGCAAGTTGAAAAGCTTCTCTGGAAGGAAATTAGAGAAATTTATATGAGAAAGGGATCTGATTTAAGGGGTGTTTGTTTACAGGTGGAAATCAAATGCAAGCCGGATAGTTACTTGATTGGTTTTGCCACTGATAATGCTACCAAAATAGAAGGCTGGCATAGTGCCCATATTTTATTTATTCTTGACGAAGCGAAGGGGATTGGGCAATGGGTTTATGATGCTCTTGAGGGTAGTATGAGTGGGCGGGCTAAAATGCTGGAAATATCGACTACCGATGGAGCCGATCAACAGTGTCCGTTCAGACAGCACCATAACAATAAGCGGCGGGAATGGAAGTGTATCAATTTCTCTGCCTGGGATTCACCATTTATTAATCCAGCTAAAGTGAAAAAAGAATACAGGAAACATCTTAATAAAAAGCTGCTTGAATATGGGAAGAAAGAGGATCAAGCTGAATGGCCGGTTAAGTTAAAAGATAAAATACAGATAGTAGATGATACTGAAATAAACAGTAAAGAAAACTCATGGAAGGAAGATAGGCCGGAATTATGGGCTTGTAAGATTATAGGCGATTTTTGGGAACAGGGTACTGATAATATTATCCCATTATCCTGGATAATGTCGGCTGTTAATGCGGAAGTTGATAATAACGGGCCCTGGGAGTTCGGGCAAGATGTGGCGAGATTCGGGGATGATAGAAGTGTATTGACTGAGAAGAAAGGCAAAACAATATATCCACAGCAAGTATGGGGCAAAAAGGATACTATGGAAACAGTCGGCATTATTGCTAATGCCATGTTACGGCGTTATATATATGTAGAAAGTACAGTTGCTTTAGCAGTAATTAAGGTTGATGCTGATGGTATTGGTAGTGGGGTGTTTGATAGGCTGGCCGAATTGGGATATGCTGTTTATGGTTTAATGAGTGCCAAGAGAGCAATAAACGATGTACGTTTTTATAATTACAGATCGGAAATGTGGTTCCACGCTCGGGCGGTATTTAAACGGCAATATGACGAGGGGAATGTTCTATCAATACCGGACGATGATGAACTTATAGAAGAGTTAAGCGGTATGAAATATAAAATCCATAGCGATGGCCGGGAAATAGCAGAACCAAAAGAAGATTACAAAAAAAGATCGGGAAAATCACCAGACAAGGGCGATTCTTTTATTTATTGCATTGCACCGGTAGAGCCGGTTATTGAGGATTCTTACCAGGAAGCAGAAGAGGAAGAGGGGTGGGAATGATAAGATACGGAAACTATAAGAGGGGGTCGAGTAAATTACATCCGCATAATGAGTGCGGGGTATGTAGTGAGAAAACGATAAGCAAGAAGGCAGCGAGGAGAAAGGGTAAAGAATTAATTGTAAGGGCTATTAATGAATTTTATAATGATGAAATAATAGAAACATCTATTTTAGTAGATAAAATATTTAGGAGGATAAAATGGCAGAAGGTGGAATTATGAAACCAGAAGATTGCCCTTGCTGTATGGGTGTAGGTTACCAACACAACAGACAAACAGGTATTAATGAATCGTGTGGATGCTGTGGCGGTACTGGCAAGAAGTCGCTTCCAGTAAGAATTAATACGTCAGGTATTGGCTACACTACAGATCAAGAAATAAAGGAATAACTATGGATATAGTAATGGGTTTTACTGAGATAGACTATTTACAAATGCAAAGCGATTGCAGGGATTTTAGTATAGATGTGGGCTATCATTATCGTATATGTAAGAAATGGATGAAAAAAACCTTGCTAGATGATAGGATTTATTTTCAGTTTGATAAAGCAATAAAGGGATATGGTATTGCGTGGACTTGGGCGCTTATTGATGATAATATTCAACGTAAGTTACATGGAAGGGCCTGGAATTTTGTTGGGCAGCGGTTATATACCTGGAAGAAATCTTACTGGTATAAAACACCGATTGAATATAAAAAATATATTGCTTATGGAAATGCACAATATATTAACATGAAGAAAATCTTAAATGGTCGGCCCGAACCATCGCTATTATCCGATGAACAAGTATTACAATTAAAGAAAGAAAGAGAAAATGATTTGTCCTATATGGGCAAGGGGTTGGTTCTATGAGTCGATCTATTATCATATCGGTAGCAAAAGAAACTATACCGGGACTGGTTAATCATCATCTGTCTATACAGGATGGTGTATGGGGAGTAAAATATTGGATAGGCACTAAGGTATTAAAAAAAGCCGTTCGCAACGATAGAATATATTTTTTATGTGAAAATCAAATAATAGCTTATGGTAGTATATTTGAACATGTTGTTATTAGTGATGGGACGTTAGCGGATTATGGCATTGAATTAGCAACATCTGTCGGTAGGGTCATGGTTTTGTGGCGTAATACTTTTTGGTATAAAGAACCGATAAAATATGAAAGAAAGATACTGCCAGGAGAAGCTAAATATTTTAATCTTGAAAAGGTTTTAAAAAATGAACCGGAACCAGCGATAAGGAAAACACAATGGACATAGCGGTATTGCTTGAAAAAGAAGAGTATGAATATTTTTTTACTCATCCGAAAAGCGAAAATATTGATGGATTTAATATGCACGTTTGTTTTAAAAAACTGCATTGGGCAAGAGAAGGGGAAAGAGTTTATTTTAAATTGGATAACCGGATTGTTGGCTATGCTGTAGTGTATGATTATCAACCGGTCGATGATTTAAGGGTAACGGAAATACCAAAACTTTGGCAGCTTAAGGATTATATTTTAATTCGATGGAACAGTATGTTTTGGTATGATCGACCAGTGGAATATAAAAAGGAAATAAAGCTTTTTGGTGTTCGATATATTAACTTTAAGAAGGTGTTGAGGGGCAAGCCGGAACCAAAGATAATAAAACAAAAAGGTGGAGTGTTTGGATAATGTTAAATAAAGTACATCTTATTGACTGCAATGACTTCATGGCCGCCAAGCCGGACAACTATTATGATCTGGCTATTGTAGACCCGCCTTATGGGATAGGGGTCAATCAAATGAATATGGGATCAAGGAAAACCATATTGCCGGATGAGAAAATATGGGATAAACAGATACCAGATGATAAATATTTCAATGAATTATTCAGAATATCTATCAATCAAATAATATGGGGTGGTAATTATTTTAGTCTTGGTGCTACAAGGGGTTTTGTTATATGGGATAAAGGGGAAACGATGTATGGACGGTCATTTGTAGAATGTGAATTTGCGTGGAATTCTATTGATTGTTCAGCACGATTAATAAAGCTAAATCCCAATCAATTAGACCGCATCCATCCCACTCAAAAACCAATAGCACTTTACAAATGGCTTCTCAAGAACTACGCCAAGCCCGGCCAGACAATAGTTGATACTCATGTCGGTTCTGGCTCTTCCCGTATAGCCTGCCATGATCTGGGCTTTGATTTTGAGGGCTGCGAGATAGATAAGGATTATTGGCAAGCACAAGAAGATAGATATGACAACTACATTCAACAGATTGATCTGTTTGTTAAGAATGAAATACAAGATTTAATATATAACACGGGAAAATAAGGGGGATATATGGACATAATTATAGGGCTGTCTCAGCAACACTATAATTCTTTATTAATTGACTGTAGGGAATTTAAGCCAAGTATCGGCTATCATTATTTTATAATAACAAAAAAGCCAAGAAAGTCGGGAGTGGGTGATAGACTATATTTGTATTTCGATAAGCAAATAGTCGGATATAGTATTATTCTTGGTATAAAGCCCATAGATGATGATGTGCAAACTAATTTCCGGGGAGCGATGTGGGAATATAAAAATGCATATTTAGTAATATGGAAAAAGACAGAATGGTATATTGAAGGAATCTTACATGATATGTATCTTAAAAGTCATTGCTATAAATATATAAATCTTAAGAAAGTTTTAAAAAACCAAAAAGAGCCGAAATTGGCTGATATGAGGGAGATATGGAAAGCGCACCAATTAGAATTAAAGGGGAAACAATTAACCTCGAAGACTACGCCGATAGAAACTGTTCCAAGTGTTACGGACGAGGATACACAGGAACCCTTGCTAATGGCCGTAAGATCGCATGTGCCTGCGTTAGAAGAAATTATAAAGCTGGGCGGAAATATAGGGTAACTCCTGAAAGCTTGGTGAAGGATATTATAAGAATGGTTAAAAAATAAATAGGAGGTTTAATATGGTATTTATTAGGAAAGCAGTAAAGGTTAAGGTGGCACAATGGACGGGGGATAATATAGATGAAATAGCCGCTATTTGTGCTGGAAGGCGAGAGATAATAGTGCGATATGGAATAGAACCAGATGAAAGTGCACATAGGAAAAGACTATATCTAAACAATCATGGCGAAGAAGCGGTGGAGTTAACCGATTATATAGTCAGAGAAGACAAGGGGCTTTATTTTATTTTTTCTATCTGTTCAGAAAAGAAATTTAAGCAGCTTTATGAAATAGATAATAATTAAATTATAAAGATGGTTAAATCAAATAAGGAGAAAAAAAGATGATTAAATTAGGGGTTAAAGTTAAAGACAGGGTGACAGGATTTACAGGGATAGTAACGTCAAAAGTCGTTTATTTGAATGGCTGTGTTCAGTATTGTGTAAAGCCGGAAGTAAATAAAAAAAATGAAATAGCTGAAGGTGAGTATATCGATGAAGACCAATTAAGACAAATTGGTGATGGTCTATTAAATGGAGGATGCATTACAGATAAAAAACATAATGCAGAAAAGCCGGGAGGATATCAAAAAGATAGTCCACCAATGCGATAATTATAAAGAGGGTTTACAATTATGAGAATTCCAGATGTAGTAAAGTATGAAGTGCTATATAAATTCCGATGTCACATAAGAGTAAACAGACTGAAATTATTTTTTATTTTTTATATAACATGGATTTTGAATAAGCTTTTGAAGCTAAAAATAGAAATGTATTTGGTAGAAAAATAGGAGGGCAGAATGTATATAGGAAGAGTTAATTGTTTAAGATCAAATAAATCGATAAGTCCGCTAAGAATGAAAAGGCCATTAGTGAAAATGAATTGGCTAAAACATGGTTTTAGTAATATGCTGTTCAAGACATCTGTTATTATAATGGACTGGGGAACTTCAATTCAAAAAAGAAAATATCCTCAATATTGGGTTGGGGGTAATCGCAGGCTATTTCGCTATAGTACCTGGTTGGCTGTTTTAAGTCACATGCTGGCAAGACAGTTAAATGTCAATATTAGTGCATCTTGTTATTTGTCAATTATAGATGGTATGGTAACAATAGGTAAAGATGATTCTTTTAAAAATCATAACCTATTCTATCAACGGTTATGCCTACAGGGAGCGGATATATTCGGGAGAGAAGCTAAGTTGAGAGGAGAAAAAACTTTACTGATTAAGAATAAGGTCAAAAGAGTTTTGTTGAATCAAATGGTATGGACGGGCCCGAATGATGAAGATGTAATGTCAATGGTCAGAAGTATGTTTCAACATAAAAAGAATGCTCCACTAATGATTAAGATAGAAGGGGAGATAAATAATGCCGATACCAATGCCAAATAAAAGCCAGAACGAAACTGAAAAGAAGTTCATTTCTCGCTGTATGGCTAATCCGACCATGGTTGCTGAATATGACCAGTCAATCAGGGCTGGTATATGTTATGGCCAGTGGCGCAAAAGCAAGGGAGGGGTAATTAAAAACAGTTTAAGACAGGGCAGTAAAGGTGGGGATATTTTATTTAACACTGGACAGTTAATCTCTGAGGGTTATAATAAAAAGGTGGCTAAGACAATAGCAAGTTTTTATGCAAATGGTGAATATTAAATGTTTGAAAGATTGAAAAAACGTAAACTTGATAATATATTAGGTATCAAGGAAACTGAATTAGCGATTAAGTACATAGAACAGGTTGAAGCGCAGACATTAAAATCAATAGACAAATTAAAAGATCGGGATGAAGATGACTGGGTGAATCTTGGCGGATCAACAGAAAGAGAATTAAGTGTTGATGATGGCAAAACCATGCGCCAACAGGCATCTAAGTTTTATTACAGGAATCCTCATGCTAGAAATGTCATTAGATTATTTGAAAAGTATGTTGTTGGAAGAGGCTTTCAAATTTCGCCGATGTCAACTCTGGAACAGGTGCAGGAAGTTTGGGATGAATTTTGGAAAGTTAATAAAATGGACATCCGGAAAAAGGAAATTGTTCGCCGAGTAATGCGTGATGGTGAGCTTTTTTTGCGCTATTTTACAAAAGATGGTGGGTTGGTTATTCGGTTTATGAATCCAGACAAAATAAATGATCCGGATAATGAAGATAAAATTAAGGGCATTTGTTCGCATGGTATTGAAACCGATAAAGATGATATCGAAAATGTATTAGCTTATTGGTACAAGGGCGAGAGAATAGAAGCTGGAGAAATTGAGCATAGTAAAATACTGGTAGATTCGGATGTAAAGAGAGGGCGATCAATACTGGAAATAATCGCTCCATTATTAACATTATATAATGGTTGGATAAAAGATCGGATGAAGCTGAATAAGGTTCGGTCTGCTATTGGATTGGTTAAAATTGTATCGGGATCACCAACACAAGCAGCGAATGTAGCAACTGCAGATAGAATTGCTACCAAGGGAAAGCTTGCGCCAGATAAAACATCCTATCAT